AAGAAATGAAGATTATACCATCCAATTGAACATACCTTTAGAAGATCTAGAAGGTCTTAAAGGTCAAGGAGGCGGGGATGAAGGCGGAGATGCTGCACCAGCAGCTGATGCACCACCAGTTGCCGAAGAAAGTGTTGAAAAATTAGCTCAAAATATTGTGGCTGAAGCAAAAAAGTCAAAAAAAAAGAAAAAAAGTAAGGTTCACACCAGCAAATCAAGAGCATTGAAGCGATTACCTAGGGGATATGTCGGTTATTTAGAGAAAATTATCCAAGTTTTAGGCGAAAAAGTGAAAAACGACATGGAAAAGGAGCATTTGGTTGCAGATATCCTTGATAACCTGTCTCATAACTTTGGTTTAACACCTAAACAAGTGTATCGTTCATATATTTATTATAAATCGCAAAATAGATTGGCAAATATCATCAAGGATAACAATGATTAAATTAAAAGACTTATTAAACGAGCAAATAATGGATTGGAAATCTATAGTAGATACAATTCCTACGAAATTTCCAAATGCATTAGAAAAAATAAGAAAAAATAATAAATCAGTAGAAGCAGTATCAAAATTTTCTGATGAAGCTAAACAAATGGCAGCTGATAAATTTGATAAATTTGTAGAAGACCATGGTGAAGCTAAAGTTAAACGAAGAGGTACAATGCGGGCAGGATTTAATCAGTTACCAGCAGAACCAGTAGAACCACAAGAACGTGATTCACAAAATGAAACATTTAAAATTGATTGCGAAGCACAGTTTGCAGATAATATAGGAACATCAGCTACTATAGATCAAGATGTTTTAAAATCTATACAAAATTATATTAGTCAACGAAAATCATCATTGCAACAACAATATCCTGATGCGTCTAGTATAGATATTGGGTTGGTTTATTATTCTATAGTTTCAACAACTAGCAAGGTACCTTCAAGAAATCCAGGTAATTCTAAATTAGTAGAGCAGCGTTATCAATCAATGAAAAATGCTTATATAAATGCTGTTACAGCTTTGAAATTACCTTCAGCTCCTGGCAAAGAAGATGAATCTATACGAAAACCAAATATTGGACCAACATGGGAAGATGTAAAAGACAATTATAAAAAACAAGTTGTAAATGGCAAAGTAGTAAAAGTAAATTTAAATGGCGTAACAATGGCAAAAAGAGTAGATGCAAATGGAAATGACACCACTGCTGCGTATGAAGAAAGATTTGCTAGTTCTAGAAGATCATATATTACATTTACTGTTGATATTAAAATTAATTTCCCAGAAGAACCGGGTGAAGAAGGAGAAGGACCAAAACAAGAAAAAATTAGATTTTTCTTAAAAAGTCGTAAATTTAATTTTCGTATTAGATTGCCAAAAATTAGATTAGGATTACCTAATTTAAAAATGTCTTCAATAAAAGTTCCAAAACCTGGTAAATGTCCTGCATTTACTGAAAGAACTGGTAAAAAAAGTAGATTGAAACCTGGTATTAAGACTCCAATGGGTAGACTGTAAATAAAGGTTGGATTTTTCATATTAATTTCTTATTATAAAGAAAAATAAGAAGATATGAAAAAAATATGTTTATTACTTATATGTTTACCAATATTAGCAGTAAGTCAAGTTGATAACGAATGTTATAGATCTAATAATAAAACATTTAAAGATTCAGTAATACAAGAAATGTTTAGACTTGTTAATCAGCATAGATTAAAACATAATCTAGACAAGTTTATATGGGATAAAAAATTACAAAAAGCTTGTAAGAAACATTCAATGTATCAAGCTTATGAGGATAAAATGTGTCATTGGCAACATAATACAAAAAATCCTTATTATGTGAGCAAATATCCGCAGGATCGATCAAATGCTAAACGAGAAAATGTAGCATATGGATATTATTTTAATTCAAAAGATTATAATCCATGGGAGACAAAAATTGAAAATGCTAAAGAAATTGCATTACGTTTATTTACTTTATGGAAAGAATCTCCAGGTCATAATAGAAACATGATAGATCCAAATTTAACTTATTTTGCATTTGATTATTATGCATATGTACATGTAAAAACAAAGTATTATGATAAATTTTACTCAGCACAATTGTTTAGATAGTCTTTGAATAATAAAAATTTTTTCTTATAATATAATAAATAAATAAAACAAATAAAAATGGGTTACTATACAGCCAAAGTCCAGTTATCAGATGATTCAACTGGCAAAAAGAAGAAAGTTACAGAAATGTATCTTGTCGAAGCAATGTCTGTTACAGAAGCAGAAGCTAAAGTAGTTAAAGATTTTGGATCTACTACATTGGAATATGAAGTGAAAGCAGTTTCATCAAGTAAAATCATTAAAATTATAGAATAATGTATAAACAAGGAGAAACAGTAATAGTTACAGAGCATATTGACAAAAAAACCAAAGAAGTAAAAAATGAAGTAGGCGTTATCATGAAAGCCTTCGTTCATAAAAAACAAACCTTTTACGATGTATTATTAGAGAGGAGGACAGCATTATCCTTTCTGAATACAGCAAAATCTTCAAAAAGACATTTCATTAATAACAGTCTTACCGAAAGATTAGTAGAGTCTGGAGATATAGAATCAACTATACCATTCAAGTATATGTTAGACAATGAGGAACTTCCTATAATCATTGCATAATGGCCAGACCAAAATTACCTGAGATAGATAAATTAAAGAAAAGAGTCAGGAAAAGATATCCTGGCTCTTATTGCGTTCAAGACTCTATAGGAGAATTCTATATAGAATGGCAATCAGAAAATTTAAATGATACATTCTTAATGGAAAATAGTTCTTCTGAAATAGAAGCATGGAGACAGGCTAGTATAACAGCTAAGCATGAACAACATATCAATAGAACACATCCTTTAAAGAAATTAATGTCTCAAGACCAAAAAAATCAAAATAAAGAACGTATAACCAGAAGAATAAGAAAAATATGACAGTAAAAACAGTAAATCAATCATGGGCAATACCTGATTCAATGATTGAACGTTATGGAAGAAATTGGGCAACAATAGATTTTGAAATTAATCCAAGACTTTCTAATTATGCAATAAATAATGATCCATTAAATGTTGTAGTTGGACAGATCTGTTTGTGTAATAAAAAGTTAGACGCTAGTTTAAAACAATTGAAAATATTGAAAACAATGTTAGAACATACGATTGTTGATATTCAATTATTGCATTCAGATAAAAGCAAAGAAATAGAAGTAATGATTCTAAATAAACCATTTTATTTAAAATCTAGAGAAATTACAAGATTATATGAAACTATCAATGATTCTATTGACACAATTCAGAAATCTTATAGGATAGGTTTATATTTATAATAAAGTATATGAATAAAAAATTTAAATATTTTTCTGTATCTGATAGCAAAAGAGAAGCTGTTGGAACAGTAAATGCAAAAGATTTGCATGAAGCATATATTAAAGCATCATATATTAAAAAATTAGCTCCAATGCATTTTAAACAAATATTTGATGTGCAAGAAATAAATGAGTAATTATTTAAACGATATCGAAGTTCAATTGCCTGAATTTAATTTTTTTCAGCAATTATCAAGTAGTGAAAAATTTTTATATTTAACAGAAATATATGAATTAGAAACTAAAAAAAATTCTAATATCGATATTGCAGAAAATCTTCAAACATTTTTTGATGATATAACTGAATTACAACAATATGATGTATTTAATACTGGTGGAGAAGAATTTGATAAAGTTGATGTTTTAGTAGATAATGAAAATTTAGTTTTAGAATCTAATAGTTTAAGTGCGGTTAGACAAATCAAAAATAGATTTATGGATGAAGGATATGTTTTAACAAGAGATTCTGAAATAGAAAAAATGTTTAAGAAAAACAAATTAACACGATATTTACGTGTTTATAAAATTATAGGACGAGTTTTTCATTTGTGCTATAATTAATAATATAAGCATTGAGTCACGGTAGGTCTCAATTTTTATAAAATTAAATTTAAAAACGGTTAGCTAATGCAACCAAAAAACACAGGAGGTTTAAAATGACACATTTTAAAGAAACACTATTATTCAATGACTTCGATTTAGTTTGGAAAAACTTTTTCGATCAATCTTCTAAATTTTTACCGGTAACATCAAATAAAATGAATTATCCAGTTGATATATTTACAACTGATTCAGGTATACAATTTGAAATTGCCGCAGTAGGTTTAGAAAAATCAGATATTGAAATCTTAACAGAAGGAGAAACTTTAAGAGTTCGATATGACAAAGGTAAAGAAGAAAAACGTGAATTTATTCACAAAGGTATCGCTAAAAGAGCTTTTGATTTTGCTTGGAAAATATCTAAAGAATTAGATTTAACAAAAGCAGGAGCAGTAATGGAAAAAGGATTGTTAGCAATAGATATTCCATATGCTAAAGATAGAGCACCAAAGCGATTAACAATTAAATAAGTTATATGAGACCTACCAACTCAATGTATATATCTCCAACTATTGAGTATCAAAATAAAAGATTCAATATACGAAGATTAGTTCGAGAAAATCCAGAAGAAAATATAGAATATTGGAAATCATTAATTGATCATGATCTTGTTTTAAGAAAAGATGGTTATTTATGGTTTTTAATAGAAATTTCTGATGCTGAAATTGTAGAAGAATGAAAAAGAAAAAATTACCAAAATATATACAAGAAAAATTCAAAAAGCAACAATTTAAAATTGGAGACACTGTTAAATGGGAATTCTTAGGAGAGTCTGGATGGGGAGTTGTTAAAAAAATATTAAAAGCAAATGATAAAATTACTTATATGGTTAAAACAGGCAAGTACACGTATCCTTGCGGTATTCAAATCAAAGAATATTCAAGTTACTACGCCGGATCTATCGACTACGAGACTTCAAAAAATAGATCAAATAATGTCAAAACCGGAGTTTCAACAACTAAAACACGAACTAACAATCAAACAAGGAAACGACTTTCTGGATCTAATAGCAACTCAATATCAAATACAAGATCTAACATTAGGTCAACGAATGATATTGGGAATGGCAATGAACAACACATTGAAACAAATTCAAGAAGCAAAAAATCAATTGAAAGAACGGAATTAGACAAAGAGTTTGATAAACAGAAAGATTTTTTGCGTAGATTTACGTAAGTTAATATTTATTAAAAAGGAGAAATTATGGAAAAAATTAAAAACATAGTTAATTCATCATGGTTTAAGGCAGCTGCTATTGGTGGCATAGGTCTTTTATTATTATTAGATAAAAATGTATTTTATTCTGGTATCGCATTTGGTATCGCAGTAAGAGAATTTTTATTAGCATTTAAAAAATAAATTAAAAAAAAAAGGTTATAATATGAGTACTATTAACAAAGACTTAGTTAGAGATCTAGTAACAGATTCTGCAGATATAGTAAGATCAATGGGCAGATCAATTGAAAATGGTCATCTAGATGTTAATTCAGCGTTAAATAATTTATCAGCTGCGTTAAGAAAACTAGAATCAGCTGCAGAACATTTAAGAAAATAATGAAAAAATATTTTCCGTATTTAGTATTAATAGCGGCATTAGCTTTAGCTTCAAGTGCCGCTTATTACAGTGTATATGGAATTAGTAAATTATTTTCTGCACAAGCGGTAGCAGTAGCTATAATGGCTGGAACATTAGAAGCTTCAAAATTAATTGCTGCAACATATTTACACAGATATTGGAAAAAAATAAATTTTTTATTTAAATTTTATCTAACATCTGCTGTTATTATATTAATGTTTATTACTTCTATAGGTATATATGGATTTTTAACAGCATCATATCAGACAACAGCAAATGAATTATTTGTAATGGATAAAGAAATAGCAGTTATTGAAATGAAAAAATCTAGATATTTAGAACAATTAACTGGTTATACTTCTGAAAAAACACAATTAGCTGGTTCAATAACTGAATTAACAAAAGGGCTTTCAAATAATAAAGTTCAATGGAGAGATAAAGAAACTGGTCAAATTATTACATCTACTTCAAGTAAAACTAGAAAAGTATTACAAACTCAATTAAATGATTTTAAAACACAAAGAAATAAGGTATCTTTAAAAATAGAATCATTAACAGATTCAATAACAAAACTAGATCTAAAAGTTTTAGATTTACAATCAAATTCAGAAGTTGCTAATGAAATAGGCCCATTAAAATATGTATCAGAATTATTAGATCGTCCTATGAATCAAGTAGTAAATTGGTTTATATTAATTTTTATATTTGTATTTGATCCATTAGCTGTAGTTTTATTAATTGCTGCAAATAGAGCTTTTGAAATAATTAAACCAAATATAAAAGAAAATATATACGGAGAAAAAGTTATAAAAAATAGTAATCTAGATGCATTTAGGCCACCACATCCATCGGATGCAGCTGCAGTTCCTTATTCTGATACCGAAGATTATCTTGAAGTAGAAGCTGACAGGCGAATGAATATTATCGGTCAAAATGGCAATGAAGGATTACATTACGAAGAAGAAAATAAAAACACCCCTCCTACACCAGGAAAAACAAATGTTATATCATGAAAAAAGAAAAATCAACAAAAATGTTACAATGTAGATGTGAAAATTGTACCAATATGGTAGAAGTTGCAAAAACATCTTTGTCAGTTGTCTGTTCTTTCTGTACATTTAAAATGGCAGAAGGTATATTGGAATATTCCAAATAATTTATTATAATAAATAAAAAGTTATGTTAGAAGCTGAAAAAATTAAATCGAACTGGGATGAATATAGAAATAGAGTTAATACGTTATTTCCAGATAGAGCAGAAAAATTAAATAAATTATATGATGATTATGAAGAGCGAATCGTAATGATGCCTGCTTCTTCAGTCGCTCATTATCATAATGCATTTGCTGGGGGATATATTGATCACGTACTTAGAGTTATGGATTGTGTAGAAAAATTATATAATTCTTGGGAAAGTATGGGTTCTGATATGTCTGGATATGAATATAATGAAATGATGTTTGCTGCCATGCATCACGATTTAGGTAAATGCGGATTTCCAGGAAAAGGAAGAGAAGTATATCAAGTAGAAACTTCTGATTGGCATAGAAAGAATATGGGAAGAATGTATAAACATAATGAAAATATTCCATTTACAATGGTTCCAGATCTTTCACTATATTTACTTCAAAAATATCAAGTTCAAATGTCGTGGAATGAATATCAAGCTATTAGAATACATGATGGTATATATGATGATGCTAATAAACCGTATTTTATTGCAAGATCAGCACAAGCTAAATTAAAAACAAATTTACCTTTATTGTTACATCATGCAGATCATATGGCATCACAAATAGAATATGAAAGATGGAGATCTCATAAAAATAACTCACCTAAACCTGTTAGTGCAAAAACAAAATCTACTAAAAAAACAGCAATTAAAAATTTAGCAGAACAAAACCCAGATATTGATAAATCGATAACAGATATATTTAAAACATTTGGAGAATCATGATTACTATAATTTTATTTATATTAATATCAGGAATTGCAGTATATTTTATATATAGAGCATATTCATTAGCTGGAGAATTAGCTGATCAAGAAGAATATATACAAGAGTTGGAAGATTATTCTCAATATATGTATAATCAAATAAAAGAATCATATACACAATTAACTAAGATTGACAGTAAAGGGGCGTTTGAACAAGATGACGAAACTGGTACTGTGTTTGAACAATTAAAACAAGTAATAACAAACTTAGAGAAAGAATTTAATGCCGAGAAAGAAAAAAGCTAGTAATAGATATTGGACTAAAGTAACTGAATATTCTGTTGCTGCGTATAATCGTTCTAATGATAATCAAATATTAAAAGAAAAAATATATAGGCGATTTATTTATCCTGCTTTTATGAAATTATCAGAAAATTTAATTAATAAGATGAAATGTGATTATATCGATTCATCTTTCAAAGATCTACAAACTGATTTAGTTACTTATCTAACAATGCGATTAGATAAATTTAATCCGGCCGCAGGTAAAGCATATTCATATTATACAAGAACATCATTTAATTATTTAATTGCTGAAAATCAAAAAGGATATTCAAAGTTAAAAAAAGAATCTGAACCTATAGATGTTGATGAAGAAAGAAATATTCCAACAGAAATGCATAATATGGAAATGCAAGAACTTTTAAAGTATTTTATGAATGCGTATGTTGAATATTGTTATGATAATATAAATAGAATATTTACAAATCAGTCTGACATTCACGTAGCTGATTCAATATTACATTTATTTGAAAATCGTGAAAATATAGAGCAATATAATAAAAAAGCATTATATGTATTTATACGTGAGCGTACAGGACTTCAAACTAATAATATTACTAAGGTAATTAAAGTCTTAAAACAAATATATACAACAAAATTCAAAGAATATGAACAAAATGAATTCGTGAATTTACCCTTTTAATATTTATATTTAAAAGGATCGTATAATGGATATTAAAGAAGAATTATTTAAAGGAGTCAGTTTTTCTGATTTAATGTCAAATGTTTATCATAATTCTAAAAAGAAAGATAGACAAATAAATCAGTTAATATCTCAACTGCAACCTTTAATAAGAAATGCATCTGACGCTACTATAATAGTTCCTTTAATTAAAGAATATTTAGACGTAGCAGTAAAAAATGATGATCATATAGTTAAATTAACTGCTATCACTCAACGTTATATTTCAACTACTCAGACTATATCTGGAGAATCATCACTATTAAGTGAATCTGAAAAGAAAGAATTATTAGGTATGGCATCCAAAGAATTTGAAGATGAATTAACCGAAGAAATAGAAAAAATAGATGCAGAAGATAAAGAATTACAAGAAAAAATTCAGAAAGCTAAAGATTTAGTATCAGGAGAAAATAATGTCTAATTCATTTAGAGTTGTATTTGAAATAGCTGAAGTAATTGACGTTGAACAAATTCGCACTGGCGAAAATCAACAAAATTTATATTCTGTTTCTGCAGAAATATATAATACTAGTACAGTTCAACATGATGTACAAGTAAGACCTGCTTCTATTAATATGCAAACTCCGCCAACCGTAGGCGAAATAATTTTAATATTTAATGGACCTAATCAATATAGTGGACAAATAAACACAGAATTACAATGGTATTATTTATGTACATTACCAATTCAATCTTCTATATATAAAAATGTTTTACCTAGTACCGAAGGATCAAACGTTACAGATAATGTATTACCTGATAAAATAATTAACCCATTACAATCATTTGCTGGTGATACTTTAATTCAAGGAAGATTTGGAAATTCTATACGTTTAGGAAGTTCTCCAATATCAAATGATATATCCCAAACTTCTATTTTACCAAATTGGTCTGGTAATGGTTCTATGAATAAATTAAATTCTGATCCTATAATTATATTATCAAATACGTCTGGTCACACTTCGAATAGTGAAGAAGATCCATATGGAAGAAAATATACGGTTGAAAATTTAGATACTGATGCATCTTCTTTATATTTAACAACAACCCAACGATTAACTACATTAAAATTAAATAAAAATACTAATAAATCTGGCGGATATTTAAATTATGATAAATCCCAACTAATTGGAACTGCAGATAGAATTACATTAACTTCAAAATCAAATAATATAATACTAGATTCATCAAATCGAATAAGTTTAAATGCAAATGAAATATTATTAGGAGATGAAAGCGCTACAGAACCAATGGTTCATGGAAAAGAATTAATAACAATATTAGGTTTAATAATGGATGAAATTGAAGGAGGAACATTTGGTAGTGGAGGAATATATTCACTTCCAGCGTTAGGAAAAATATCTCAAGCTAGACAAAAATTATCAAAATTAACAAGTAAAAAATACTTCATGAAAAAATAAAAGAAAGTTATAATTATGCCAGTAACATTTCCATTAAATAAAATACCCGAAATACCTCCTAGAATAACTTCATTTGCAGTTGATACAATAGTAGATTTTTTAAATAAAATTATTGAAAAATTATTAACATTGGTTGATGAAGCTACAAAACTAGAAGATAATTGTGCATGTGATGATCCTAGAATTCAAGATTTAAAAAAATCATTAGAAGATGTAATGGAATTAATTAAAAAGTTACAAGAGCTAATACCAAAAATTCAAGAAATGATTGATTTATTTAAAACATTAGCTGATATTGCTACAACTGTAAAATCTTCTTTATATTTAATACCAGTTGTAGGACAAGCTATTGCCGGAGCAGATTTAAGTATGGTACAAACAATGACAATAGAAAATGCAAAAAAATCTTTAGAACAATTACAAACAATTCCATCCAGATTAAATATTGGAATTGATTTAGCAGTTCAAGAATTAACAAAAGTAGCTAATCGTTTAGCAGAAGCATGTAGTGGAGCAGAAGATATTAATAATGATGTTTTAAAAGTACCACAACAAGTAAAAGACTCAATTGATAATTTTAATCGAGATAATAATTTTTATAATGATCAATTAGATAGTGAATTTTATCAATTAAAAAATGTATCTATAGATGATTTAGACGACAGAGCAAATTCAATACGTGAATTAATTGATCAACAACGTGACTTATTAACATCTTTACAAGAAGCGCCTTCAAAAGTTTTATCTGGAGCGGGACCTCCGAATAATGATTTAGGTAAATCAGGAGATTATTATGTAGATATATCTTCAAATCAAGTTTATGGACCAAAATTAAATACAGGATGGGCGTAAATTTATATGTTTAATATTTATAATAAAAAGAAATAATCATGAAACAAGAAAAATTTATTAATGTACTAAAAAAAGTTATAAATGAAGAAGTTAGATCTGTTATTAAACAAGAATTAACTGAAATATTACAATCGGGATTACAATCAACAATTAATGAATTACAAGAAACAAAACAAGAAAAAGTTGAAATACCAGTTAAAAAAACAACTTCAAATAATAATCCAAAATTTAAAAAAAATAAATTTTCTGATATATTAAATGAAACTAATAAATTAACTGAAACAAAATCTTCAGCTGATTATGCTTCTTTAATGTCAGAAGATATTATAATGACTTCTAAAGATGCACAAGGATTTAATTTAAATAGACAAACAACTAATTCTATTATAAATGATCCAGAAACAGGAAAAACAATGAAAGTTGATCCTATTGTTGCAAAAGCAATGACTCGAGATTATTCAGCTTTAATGAAAGCAATTGATAAGAAAAAAGGCAATGGCATACCGGTTTGAAAATAACAATATATTAGAAGAAAATAATATAGCTATAGGAATAAAATTTCCATTTAATGGACGTAGAATTTTCAACTCTACTTATACTACGTTAGAACAATCTAGTAGCAATATTAAAAATTTATTACTTACTGGTCGTGGAGAACGTTATGAATTAAATGAATTTGGAACATTATTAAAATATCTTTTATTTGAACAACAAACCGATGAATTAAAAATTGCAATTGATGAAGAAATTAGAAATTCTGTTAGTAGATGGTTGCCATATATTAATATTGAATCTATCAATATAATATTTAATTCTCCAAATAATACATATATTAATGTTAAAATAACATATCGTGTTTCAAATATAGAAGCAGAACAATCATTAACGTTATCATCAAAAAATGATAATACTATAACAATTGACTCGTAAGGATTTATAAATGGATGTAGTAAAAGACGTAAAATATTTAAATAAAGATTTTAATCAGTTTAGAAAAAATTTAATAGAATTTACTAAACAATATTTTCCAAATCAATATACTGATTTTAATGAATCATCTCCTGGTATGTTATTTGTTGAATTAGCAGCATATGTAGGCGATGTATTATCATTTTATACTGATACCAATTTAAAAGAATCAATATTAAATCAAGCTCAAGAACGTGGAAATATTATTAATTTAGCTAATATGCTAGGATATAAACCGTTAAATTCTGTAGCATCTCATGTAAATTTAAATGTATTTCAATTAATTCCAGCAAAAGGATCAGGTGCATCTAATCAACCAAATTATGATTTTGCATTATCAATAGCTCCAGGTATGCGTATTAAACAAGAAAATGGCTCTGCAGAATTTAGAACTTTAGATGTTGTTGATTTTAATTTATCTTCATCTTTAAGTCCTACGGAAGTTACAATATATGAAATTGATCCAACTACAAATGAACCAATATATTATTTATTAAAAAAACAAACGCAAGCAGTATCTGGAA